GTTAAAAATCTGGTTGTATCTACTCTTGAATGAACGTGCATAAAGCTGATCTTAAAGGCGAAATCATGGAAGCGAAGAAAGATTCTTTTCAATTGCAGAATCAAGGTGCTGGAAATTTTGAACGTGGACCCAGGATCGCGACGCGTACCTTTGTATTCTACTGTACTACATCGACTACTTCAGTTGGGAAGATTGCAAAAGCATTCGGTACGCAGTATCTCGCGGTGAAGGTCGGAACGACAACGCATTTTGAAGGAGTCAATTTTCCAATACCGAGATGTACTTTGATCACTGTTCTGGGACCGTGCGCTATTAAGGTCATTGATCGAGATGTAACATGTTCATTCATGATAACTGAAACCGGATTAGAAGCTTCGATGAACAGATGGGCTAAGTATAAATTTGAAACGGTTGAAACCTCAAGCCGCTTTTGTAAAATTAACATTGGTGGAAAAATGATTGAAGAGTCAATTCGAGTTGGTAAAGCGACTGGATTAGTAATGCCATACACTGAAGAAGACATGATGCAGCAGGAGGAGATGGATGACCTACCAGGAGTGGAATTTATTAATCTGGACTCAGACCAAGTGCAGGAACAACGTGAAAAACTCAAGATCGGCAGAGAAATAACACGTGACATGATCGGCTCGGCGTTGCGTGAATGCGGTGCGTCGCGATCCGAGGGTCGTTTATTCGGCTTGAGATCTGATGTTACTGCGAAGTTGCAACCGGTAAAACGAGTGACAAATCGTGTGCAAGGACGTCTCGAAGAAAAACCTAAAGCGCCACGGACACCGAAAGGACCTTTTCAGCTCTCACGCCAGTCCAGTGAACCAGAAGCGATGGATGCGAGTCAGATGGCAAGATTAATGAGGGAGAAACTTACTATTGATACCACTTCTGGTTTTGAGGATCGCACTGAATCGACATTTCTCGCCGAAAAGATCAGAGAACGCCAGTTGCTTTCTCCAGTGGCTAGCCCTTCAATTACAGCAGAAGTAGAATTGTCACGGAAGAAAATTGACTCAGTGGGATCTAATTCACCCATGTCCGCACCACCATTTAAACTGAATGACACTTATTTCGAATTGGCTAATGCAATTGCTTCAGACAGTAGTTTGCCCACTGAGCTGCTACCCCTCGATCGCGCTGATCCAGTAAAGCTCGGCGCTTTCGAGAAGCTCGCAACGACGTTCTCATTCAGTAAGGTTGGAAAACTACCTATTTTCAATATTAGTACCCATGGGTGCGAATATTCTTACGCTGGATATGAAGAAGTAACCAAAGCCGCTTTGGTTATATCTGGAGGTAATCTCGTAGTGCTTCCTGTTTATTAAATGTTCTATTTATATTAATATGTATTTGGTAGGTGCTGCAATTATAGCTAGAGAGATGGCTTTTTGCATTTTAATTTATAGAGTACGATCTGAGCTTGTAAACAAACGTGAGACCAATGTAGGTAAACGCACTCACAAAGTTATTCAAGCCGCCAGATTAGAGATAC